AACCCCGGTATCTCCGCTATAGCCAATAACACTACTGGGCTGTACTCTAATAACGCTTCGAACCCCACAGAATTTGCTCTTTGGATTGGTGGACAGAAGGTAACCCAACTTGATTCCCTCTTCATTCAAGGTGTTCACAACCCCCTCCTCCGGGATAATGCGGCTAAGGCTTCGTCAACTGTGACTACGAATACCATTAAATCTAACCACGGTGGTGACCACTTCATGATTCCCTTCTTCTTTGGTGAAGATTGGACCAAGGCACTCCCCCTCGTAGGTCTCCAGTACCACGATGTAGAGATTCGTATCAAGTGCCGCGACGGTTTCAACCCCGTGACTGCCCCCAAAATCTATGGTAACTACATTTACCTCGACACAGATGAGCGTAAGTATTTCACAGATAACGAACACGAACTTCTCATCACCCAAACACAATATCAACCATCCTCTAAAACAGATACCGAAATGGATTTAAGCTACTTCAATCATCCAGTGAAGTCTCTCCACCTCGTTTCTGGTCAGGCAGCGGGTAATGATTGGGACACCGAATTCACATTTCAAAAATCCTCTCTCTACATTAACGGTGTAGCTCTTTTCGAGGAAACATCGAATGTCTATCATCACACAGTCGTTCCCGAAATGCATAGTACAGATCTCCCAGACGACGTTCTCGAAGATCTCCCAACCTTTACATGGCCATTCTGTCTCAACTTGAGCAAGATGCAACCCACTGGTACTCTCAACTTCTCCCGTATCGATAACGCAAAATTGACTGTCACCGGACCCACGGGTGGCAACCAACTTCACAGAGTGTATGCAGTGAACTACAATATCCTCCGTATCAAGAATGGTATGGCTGGTGTCGCTTTCGGTAATTAAACCTAAGTGAGACTAACACCTCTAAAATTTTAGATAATGTCTAAGCGAAAAGCAAAACTGTCTCGTAAAATTGGTAATATCAAAGTACCAATTTTACGCGAGTGTACACACACTGAATTTTCTTTATTTTCTATTCAACCCCAAATCTTTTTGACTCGAGGATTTCCTTAGTCTTCTCGTACATCCTTGTACCATGGAAGGTTTTATCCTTCAGCTCGTCCCAAATCTCTAAACGACCTTCCAGGAATGTAACAAACTTTTCAGAGTCCCCAGCGCTCGTGTAGCGAACCCTCTCACCCCCGAGAGCTTTATTCATTGCATCTTGTTTACCCTTCAAGTACATGTCTTCACGCTGGTCGTATGTCAGACGACTTGATGAAACGTCTTTTTCCTCTTTTGCAACCATTTACTATTCACAGTACCGACTTCTTTATTCCTTTTTAGGGGCAAGGCGCCTCTTGATATCAAAGCCTATACGTCCTGTCGAAAATACAGAACAGGCACATGCACCTAGGAGCATCGCCATCATTGGTGGTGGACCCTTGGGGAGAGGACCCAACTTTTGAATCACATTGACAAACATAAACATACAACAAACAAATGAACCGATTGTCGAAAGACGCAGGGGTGTATTCACATTATACATCTCTGAAGTAGTTGGTAGTAAATCCATACCTGGGATAGATGGAAGGAGATCAGAAACCCCGGGTATCATAAATATGGGAAGCATTTATTGTATACCTACATTTTTATATAGGTGTAGTTTTCAGTCGCTGGAGAAGTTGTTTCCGCTTCTGGTTCCGCCTCTGGTTCCACTTCTGGTTCCACTTCTGGTTCCATTTCTGGTTCCATTTCCGCCTCGACAACCGATGGACCGACCATCTTATTGTCTTTCTGTTGTGACATCATCACAGCCGCCAACCCAGATGATACCAAAAATATAACCAATAATGAGATTACAAGTCCCGCACGCATTTATAGTATACTAACAAAAATTTTTAGTTAGGTCGTATTCCCTCTGGTGTAGACCCTGGGCTGAAGATGAAACCTTTGCTTTGAGTTTCAATAATTCCATAATAGTTTCATCATCAAGATACTTGAAAAAATCTCTTTTCGCATCAAGGTCGTTGAGTAAAAACTTCTCCTTTCTCGCCTGTACATACGGCCATACATGTTTACGTAAGGATACAAGCTCAGTTTCAATCTTTACAAGTTGGGGGAGAATAACCTCTCGAATGAGTTTATTTGTTTCACGAAGGTCGTCCTTGAAGTCAGTCATATTTGAATTTGATATTTATTCTTTAAACACCTAAGTTTTAGGTATCGAAAGTAAATTTATCTAAAAATGGTCACCAAAATTAAAAGAGATTTTCTATCTAAGATAAGCTCGGGTATACAATGCCTCATGACTTCATCTTATCTGTCTGATGAAATCGCTTTACAGCCATTTGGAAATGTCGAAGAAATTATAGCAAGAAAGTTCATTGCATATGAAGCCCCGAGACATCTATTCTCATGTTCTACATTTGATTCGGAATTAGATATTATGCCCGATAGTGAACTAATTAAATTCCTACTGTACCTGGACGACGTTGATATATACATCAAACGTGTATACAGTGAAGCCTATTTATCCTACCAAGATATGAACAAAGAAGAATATATACTTGCGAAAATGATTGAAGATGGAAAAGTACTAACTTTCAAAGAGTTTTTAGAGATAAAGGATTAGCTCTAGAGTGTAATATGATTGTGCCACTTGTTGCACTTTGTTTATTTCATTTTGGGTGTATTCCCAAAACCGAACCTCACGTAGTAAAGAAATTTAAACTCCGCGAACTCCAAAAACTCCCTAGAGATTGGGAAAATGACGATATAACTACTCACGGTGTAATATCCCTAATGAATGAGTTCTCTAGGGTGAGACGACAGTGTGATGATAGTATAGTTTTCACCCCATTTGGAATTAAAACCACTGAAGATATTTTCAGGAAATACATCGGTGGAGAAACTGGTAAAGATTTACTTATAATATCGAAGAGGTGTATCACGGATGCATTTATTAAACGTTTTAGATTGAACGACCTGAAAACCATCCTAGAGAATTGGAAGGGTGAAAATGTTGTTGAAGTTCAAACAATATTGTCACACTACACTTGTGAATTGGAATCATTTACAGAAGAGGAAGAAGATGAGTTAAAACTGACAGGGTTCTTCGAAGGTGTAGAAGACCTATTCCAACAGTACCTTGGTGTAGAAAATTATAAAACACTCGATATTATGGTAGTCTTTTTTGAAAAGATGGATATTCTTAAACGTGAGTTATGTGCACAGATTTGACCGGGTCGTGTGCAGTTATACACCTCAATACCCTAGGACCGGTGTAAGTAAATGAAATGTTATTGTTATCATCTGTAAACGCCTTAACTTCCACACCCTTTGGGATAATCATCGACGTCAGTGGCCCCGTCATATCATCCTGGTCATACATGGAACTCATGGGATTTGTAATCTTCTCACTTATCATAAATCCCCTGTACTTACACTCAGTAAAAAAGAATACCTCATCCCCGTTGACTTTATTTTCCCAGTCCTCAATCCGTTTCCTTTCGTCGGCCTCCCTTTTCAATCGCTGGATGAAAAGGTATCCAAATATTGACAAGAAACATGTAAAAAGTATAACTAATACAGCAATAATTGTACCTCTGCTCATACTATAGTTATGTTATACTTTTTTTTTCATAAATCTACGGACACCCCCAAATGTAGGATAACTCCATAGGTACCACCTAGACCAAAAACCAGCACTATCTACTCCACCTAACTTCCAGTCCTCCTTGTCACTGGTGGTTACGTTGAGCATAAGCTTCTGAATTTTTCGGGGATCCTCTTCCTCCATCACACGTCTGGGTATCTGACCCCCGTGGCGAAGAACATAGGAACGCATTCGTGAAGGATTCTTGTGTTTGGTGTAGTCGGAATATCCACGTGCACCAAAGTCAACAGTCCTGCCGTCTTCTAATATCGCCCTGAACTTCTTCCTCGGGTTCGGGCTACGAATAACCTTGACGCGCATACTTATATTTTACAGGGATTTATTTTCGGCACGCGCCACAGTACGCCTCCTTCTTGGGGAGGAAGAAAAGGTTCTCTGGGCCACGCTTCACACGGTAAAGGTGGTCATAGAGGTGGAAGAGACCGTAGGTAACAATAGCAGTGCCCAAAACGGGGCTCTTCATCTTGCGGGTAGTCCACGCGTGGTACGCGATGAACGAGATGAGGAGGATCTGAATAATGGTGAGCGCTGGGAGAGCTGGCATCTTGAAGCGATGCTCAACAGTCTTGACGTCCTCGGTGGGTTCTGGGGTTGGGTCCATGTATTCACGCTTGCCGTATCCGGGCATTTTTATTATCTACCGAGAAAATAATGTGGCCCCTTCTGATTATTACACCCGCCATTTTAGTTTTTTGTGACTACATGAAAGCACCGATAGATCTGTTATACTTTACAAATATATGGAGACCTGTGGTTGGTATGCAAAACACACTGAGAGATATATTCAAGCCTCACCACTTTCACCCCGGACTTTTATTACTGAAACTTCACTATAAAAAGATACGCGAAGAGTTTCTAAAAGTTTCATCATCACTGAAACACGAGTATTACCATGACTTAGATCCATGGTTTGAGGAGAATATGAACTACTACTATTATAAAGTTGAACATTTTCCAATACTCTACGGATTAATCAAACAGATTTCATGCACACGCGACTTCGCCGAGCGCGCCGCGTTCGCAGTCGTAGATGGTCCTATGACTATAGCTCCCCACCGAGCTGAATCAAATGAACTCCTGAGGTATCATCTCACTATACAAAGTGATGGTGATTGCACGTTGTATACTGAAAGTGGCTCGCATGTCCACATGGACGGCGACGATTTTATATTCGATCACGCGAGGTACCACGAACTCGTAAAGACTGGACCAGGTAGACGAGTTGTCCTCATTTTAGATATTCATAGATGATTACGACAGGTGGCTATATACATGTCACTCCCCCCAATGAGTTCGAGTTCCTGATTCTTTACAATCCTCTTCGTGAAGGGCCCAGGGGTTCCATCTTTGCAACGCATACAGAGGGCAGACAACTTGGTGACCTCACACGCTATTGGAATACAATCCAGGAGTTCACCAAACTTATTTTGAAATGAATCTCCATCCAGACCCGCTATGATTACATCCTTATTTACACACATACAGCACTCCACAAACTTCTTGAGGCGGGGGAAGAATTGAGCCTCATCGATGGCTATGATGTCCGCGTTATTAAACTCCTCCTTGTTTATGAGTTCGAAAAGCTCGTAGACCTTGAAACAATCAAACTTTACATTGTCGTGGGTCTTCAAAACTTCATCGGGGGATCGGGTGTCCTTGGCTGAGTTGACAACCAATATTTTCTTACCAATGATCTTTAAACGCTTAAGTCGTCTGATTAGTTCAGAAGTTTTACCCGAAAACATATTTCCCATAATTATCGAAAGCCCCATCCTATCTCACTAATATAATCTTGTATTTTTTATATGGGTGAAATGCATCGATGTCAATTTCTTAAATACAAGGGGTACTACAACCCCGTCACGGGACGTGTAAAGTTTGGGAATCACCTGTTCCCAGATATCCACACCGCTGTAAAATTTCTCAGTAAAAAGTACGATGCCTCTCTCAGACGCCGAAATCACCAAGAAGGTTGGGCAGTTGCGGAAAACCGAGGGCAAAATCTATGCACCCCTCAAGTACTTCAGGGGACTTGAGACCTTGGGGCAGGTCGAGACCCGCTACAAGAAGATGCTCAAGAGGGACTACAAAGATTTCAAAACAGACAGTGGGGTCAAGACCCGCACCTCCTCCTACACCCAGAAGTTTAGGAAAAAGTATGGACCAGAGGTCAAGTCTCTCCCAGAGATCTCGAAGGCCACTGGGATACCTCTAAAGACCCTCAAGACGGTCTACAATAGGGGACTCGCTGCGTGGAGAACCGGGCATCGTCCGGGAGCCTCTCCACAAGCGTGGGGGTACGCGAGGGTTCATAGTTTTGTTGTTAAGGGGAAGACGTACTACACGGCTGATAAGGATTTGAGGTCGTCGCCGCGGCCTCCGCGGTGACCGGCAGCTCACATCGTTTGATCCCGCCCTCCTCCCCCGGCGCCGAGACGAACCCCCAGCGAACGGGCATGCATCTGCTCCTCCGGCGGCAGCGCGGCGAACCATTTCCGGACCCCAGGTCTATCTAGTATAACTCGTGTATTTGTCTCCTCATCACTCCATTCACTATAGAATAATAAGTATTTATCCGTCGCATCACGAATTTCGATTTCTGGACCCCAATCTAGTTCAGACCATTCTCTTAACAACATATCCTTGAACTTTCTCCGAATGAATTGCGGTGCATCTTCATATCTTTGAGCATTAACACAAACTGAAAGAATCCCCTTACGATCACAAATAGATTTAATAGCCCCTAATTCGGGATAACACTGCTCATACTCTTTTGAGTTTATAATTTCCCGTTTCATACATTCAGTGCGTTCATCGTACCCATTGGTACGATATTCTGTTGCTGTAAAATCTGACGCGTTTATTTTACACTGAGGACACAACGTCACCATTCTTATACAATGCACATATTCTGAAATATGTCTCTCATTTTCCAACCTATCACACTTTTCATAGAATGTTCCCCCCAAATCTACCCCTCTTTCATTTAGCTCTTCTACTATCTGTAAAAGTGTCATATCATCCACGTCCAAACTATATTCTACATTCTCTGTTAGTTTTGTACCGTTTTCGGTATCTTTCAAAAACTTCTTAGCGTCAATTTCAAACCACGGCTCTGGTGTTTTGCGGGTGGTCTTATGAGTGTCATAAACTTCAAAAATATACTTGAGTTTTCCGTTGTTTATAACAGCTACATCAACGATACATTTATCACTTACTCGGTACTCAACAATGACTTCATCACCTTCCTCATATTTGACCTGTTCGTCGAACCGACCGAGTTCCCAGGATAAGCAGAGATACTTCATAGGGCATAACCGCTGTATCTTTTTTATTTTTCTCTTTCTCAATAAATCGGCGATAATGTGTTTGGTCATTTTATGAATCTCACCCTCACCTGGATGGTCGTAGAACTCACATCGTCGTTCACCGGGTTTATGAGCAAAGTGAGGAGCTTTGATTTCACCCCTTCTCAATATAACAGGTGCTTTACATCCTGGGCAAATGTAATCTAGACCCTTTTCAGCATTACAAGGTAGACAATACTCACCATTAAGTAAAGCTCCAAGAGGAAACTTGGTCATTTAAAGATATATTCTACCTTATCTTTAAATGGAGAGTCGCCGCCCCCTCCCCCTCCGTTTCATGTCTGTGCCCAAGCAGGAAAGGCCCCGTATAAGTTGGGAAGAATACTTCATGAAGACTGCCCAGCTCGCGTCCGTCAGGTCTCCATGTGAGAGACTCCAGGTGGGGTGTGTCTTGGTGAAGAACAACCGCCTCATCAGTATGGGCTATAATGGATTT